CGACGCAGACGCCGACCTCTTCATCTCCAGCTACGACACCACCAAAGGCACCTTCTCCGCCTTCGACCTGCCCGACAACGCCAAAGCCGGCTGGACCGGCAGCAGCTCTACTTTTGTACCACAATCAGGGCTGCGTTATCGTTATGCAGAGCCCCCGGATATTGCCAGCGTCAAGCCCGGTCGTAGCACCGTAACCATCCGCCTGGTCGTGACCACATCATGAGCAAGTACTACACCGGCAAAGACGGCACCCTCAGCATCGCTGGCACCACGCAGGTGAAGGTGACCAACTGGTCCCTGCAGGCCGACCTTGAGATGCTGGAGACCACCACGCTGGGCGACGACGACCGCAGCTACACGCCTGGCATCCGCTCGTACAGCGGCTCGGCCACGCTGCTCTACTACGAAGACGACACCGCCCGCAACGACGCTGCGACGCAAGTCAAGCGCGTCATCAGCACTGGCGCCCCCAGCACTTCCCCCATCGCCTTCATCCTGGCGCTCGGCAGCAAAACCGTCACCCTCAACGCTTTCATCACCAGCGCCTCTTACGGCGCCAGCGTCGGCGAAGTGGTGAGCGCCCAGATCAGTTTCCAAGGTTCTGGTGCTGCAACAGGAGTGGCGCTGTAATGTCCACTTACCTTGGCGCTTATGGTCGCGTCGCCCTCCGCCGCAAAAGCGACGAAGGCGAAAAAACTTCAATCGTCAACACCAGTGACATCAACGTCACTGCCCGCCGGTTCAGCTTCGACTTTGAATCCGGTTTCCTTATCAGCGGCGACGAAGTCGAAATTACAAGTACAAATGGGGCAGTGCTGGAATTCGTTGGCACTGACGGTTGGGCCGATGCCACTAAGCGAAACAGCGGCAAGTGGTTTATTTTTGTGGACGATCTTGGCGGTATTCGTTTATACAATACGTTCGCTGCATCTCTTGATGGAGAGCTTGCCAATGCGATTACTTTAAGCGCAATAGTTTCCGACATACCCATTCGCGTAAAAGTTGAAAACGCCAGTAGCCGCTTGCTCGGAGCGGTCACCTCGTACGAGATCAACACCAGCCGCGAAGCCATCGACGTTACAGCCCTTTCAGAAGAATTTCGCAACCAGTACAGCGGTCTAATGTCCGGCTCGGGCACCATCTCCTGCCACTGGGACTACTTCAACACGAGCGCAGAAACAGGAAACTACCTGCTTCAACTCATTCTCCGCACCGAAGTTGGCAGCGAGTTTGACGCCGAACTGTTCGTCAAAACAGAAAATTACGCACCCGCTGGGCAACAGAACGAGTTAAACAATAAAATCTACTACAGTATCAGCGGGGTTATCACCAACGCAGCGGTGGCTTTCCAGCCTGACGCGGTTGTCGAGGTTACAGCCGATTTTGTGACGACGGGGCCGATACGCCTTCGTACCGGCACCAGTGCCCTGAGCTATCTCCTCCAGGAAAACGACGATAGACTTGAGCTTGAGCAAGACGCCAGCTCGTACTTGGCCTTGGAGCAGGAGGACTAACCCTTGGCAGACCTCAAGATTACAGAGCTACAGGCTCTAGCTGGCGCCAACCTCGCAGCCACGGACCAACTCGCTATCGCGGACATCAGCGCCAGCGAGACCAAGAAAATCTCGGTCAACGACCTGATCGCCTACGGTGTCGACCTTATCACCAACGGCGACATACCCAGCGTCAAGGTCAGCTTTGCCGCCGGCTCGATCGTCGAGGCATCCATCGCCTCTGGCGCCGTCACTGCCACCAAGATCGGGGCTGATGCCGTAACTGCGGCCAAGCTCGGAGACCAAAGCACTTGCGTTATCGCAGCAACCAAAGCCGCGCTTGATGCACTGACAGGCGATTTTGTAGGGCAGTTCGGCTTTACAACCGACAATATCAAGCTCTACATGTGGCGCAACAGCAGTTGGAACCTGCTTAACGCTGCCGGCTCTATCAACAGCATCACCGCAAACAACAGCGGAATTGTCAATATCACCGTCACAACAGACGGAGATGAAGTAACACTTACTCCCTCGCTCGACAATACAGCCGCCGCTGCCCAATTTCTCGCAGGTCCCACTGGCTCGGCTGGCGCAGCAAGTTACCGCACCATCGCTGGTGCCGATCTCCCCACCGCTACGACCAGTGCAAAGGGTGGCGTCATCATTAACGGCGGCGGCCTAACACTGATTGGCGACACTGCCGTCATCAACAACACGGTCACGCCCGTCAGCGACCAGCTTCGCAAGATCAGTTACAACGCCCAAGGCCTGATCACCGCCAGCACCAGCGTTACAGGCGGTGACTTGCCCGTTGCCACAAGCTCTGTCGTAGGCGTAGTCCGCCCTGGCACTGGCCTGAGTGTCGACGGCAGCGGCGTCCTCAACCACACCAACGTGGTTACAGGTGCCACACAAAACGGTTTCACCTTCGACGCTCAAGGCCATATCACCAACGCCACTGGACTGGTTGCGGCCGACATCCCAGACCTCCCGGCCACAAAACTGACCAGCGGCTCGCTCGACATCGCCCGCATCAGTAACAACACTGTCACGGGCGCCAAGCTGGCCAACTACGCCATCACCAAGATCGGTGAGACGCAACCAACCGCTGATCAGATTGGTCAGTTCTTCTTCAATCCGCTCACCCGCGACCTCTTTCTCTGGGACGGTAACGTCTTCCAGCCCATCGGCATCTCGGTGGGCGAGATCATCTTCGCTGGCACGTTTGATGCCTCCGCCGGAAGCGGCAGCGGCCTGATCGCTACCGTCACCGCAGAAGGCACCGCCATCGGCCTGGTCGTTGGTCAGCCGCTACCTTCAGCAGCCACCGCCAACAACCGCTACTACTTGGTGGTCTCCGAGGCTGGCACGATCACCAGCGGCAATGCCCCAAACGTTGCCCTAGCACCTCCGGACATTGTTCTATCCAACGGCAACCAGTGGACCGAGGTTGACGTTAGCCAGACGATCACCAGCGTCACGGCCAACCAAGTTAGCTACACCCCCAGCGGCGGTCTTGCTGCTGTCAACGTCCAGGCTGCCATCGACGAGCTAGAGAGCGAAAAGCTCGCCAAGGCCGGTGGCACGATGACCGGCGAGCTGCTGATCGGTAGCGCCGGCAGCTTTGCGTTTGAAGGCTCCACGGCCAACGCCTACGAAACCTACCTAACTGCCACCGACCCGACCGCCGACCGGACCATCACCTTCCCGGACCAAAGCGGCAACGTCATCGTCAGCGGCAACGCCAGCATCGTCAACGCGGACATCAGTGCCACAGCCGCAATCAGCGGCAGCAAGATCGTCGCTGGCACTACCAGCGTTGTTGGCGTCGTTCAACTCACAGACTCCACCAGTAGCACCAGCACCAGCACCGCTGCCACGCCAAACGCCGTAAAGACCGCCTACGACCTGGCCGTCGCAGCACTACCCAAGAGCGGTGGCGCCATGACCGGCGACATTACGCTCAACGCTCAAACCGACCTTCGCTTTGCCGACTCAGATAGCAGCAACTGGGTTGCGTTCCAGGCACCCGCAACCATCAGTGCAAACGTCACTTGGACACTGCCTGCAACAGACGGCACAAGCGCTCAGGCACTCAGCACCAATGGCAGCGGCGTCTTGTCCTGGGCCAGCTTCGCTTCCCTAAGTACCGCTCAAACTTTCACTGCCGCCCAGCGTGGCACCATCAGCGCCCTCGGCGCAGTCACGGCTGGAACCACCACACTGGACTTTGCCACTGCCAACAACTTCAGCCTGAGCCTTCCCGCTGGCGGCACTGTGACACTGGCTACGCCCAGTAATATCACAGCCGGTCAAAGTGGCTGTATCGTCATCACACAGAACAGTGGCACTGCGGCTCTCGTGGCCTACTCCACTGCCTGGAAATGGAAAGGCGGCGCACCTTCAATGAGCACAACGCTCAGTAGCGTCAACGTCATCGCCTACTTTGTGGAATCCGCTAGCCGGATCACCGCCACCCTCCTCGACAACACCGTCAACTAATGCTGGTACCAGGCTCGTCCACTCCGCTCCTGGCGCACAGCGCCGCTGCCGCTGCAACGGGCATCTCCAGGAGTCTCCGTTTCAATAGTAGTGACAGTGCCTACTTGTCCCGCACCCCCGCATCTGCTGGCAACCGCCGCACCTGGACCTGGGCGGGGTGGGTGAAGCGGAGCAACATCAGCTCCCGTCAAATGATATTTGGCAACATTGATTCTGAAGGTAATGGCCCTGGCTTCAATTGCGAGTTCGGCGAAAGCGATCCCGGCACGATCCAAATCGCGGATTTCAGCGCTAGCTTCGTTACTAGAAAAGTCACCACTCAAGTATTTCGTGACCCAAGTGCTTGGTATCACATCGTTGTTGTCTACGACACTCCGAACGCAACTGCAAACGATCGTGTGCGACTTTATGTCAACGGAGTACGTGTCACTGCGTTTAGTAGTAACACAAACCCTAGCCAGAACTACGACGGCCTTTTCAACACAACCGCTGCACAATCTATTGGCCGATCAGGTGCTCTAAATAATCTATATTTGTCAGCATACCTAGCCGACATCTACTTCATCGACGGCCAAGCGCTGACCCCCAGCAGCTTCACCGAAACCGACGCCACCACCGGCCAGCTCATCCCGAAGGCGTTCTCGGGTTCATACGGCTCGCAAGGCTGGCATTTGGAGTTCGCGGACAACAGCAGCAACACCGCGACCACATTAGGGAAGGACACTAGTGGCAACGGCAATAACTGGACGCCGAACAACCTTTCCGTCACCGCTGGTGCAGGCAACGACAGCCTCGTAGACGTTCCCACTAACGGGGCGCAGACGGATACGGGCGTGGGGGGTGAGGTTAGGGGAAATTACTGCACGTTGAATCCGCTGTTTAAAGCAGACACTGGCACACCAGCATACTCAAATGGAAATCTAGATTTAAGCGCTGGTGGATCAGGAGACAGCTACTTTGCGGGAACTTTTCTTTTCTCAACAGGAAAGTATTATTACGAGACAACAATTAATGCAGTTGGCAATGGGGTACTAATTGGGGTCTGCGCAGAGTTAAACTCTACCAGCCTCACAAACATTGGATCGTACAGAGAAAGTGGCACTATTTACAACTTAAGCTCCGCAACTCAAACCGCTGGGTCTGCTTATACAACAGGCGACATCATTGGGGTAGCAATAGACTGCGATAATGCAACAGTAAAGTTTTATAAAAACGGTGTTGGTCAAGGTGCGACTCCATCTTTTACGTTTACAGCGGGTACAAATTTGATCGTAAGAGGTCGATCTAATAGCACAGGAGCTTCACTTAGTTTCAACTTCGGCCAACGCGCCTTTGCCTACACGGCCCCCAGCGGCTTCAAGGCGCTCTGCACGGCAAACCTGCCCGCACCATTAGTCACAAAGCCTAATACGGTTTTTGACGTAAAGCTATACACAGGTACAGGTAGTAGCCAGAGCATCACTGGATTAGGGTTCAGCCCTAACTTTTTGTGGTTTAAAAATCGCAGCGGTGCAAATAGTCACGCACTGTTCGATACGGTTCGCGGTCGAGCAAGTGGATTGATTAGTGACTCAACTGGCGCTGAACAAACAAGTAGTGCAGGCAATGATTTGTCTTCTTTTGACAGCACTGGTTTTACAGTTGGAACACCTCAAAATTTCAACAGCCCAAACATAAATGGTGGCTCTATTGTCGCCTGGGCTTGGGACGCCGGGGAGGGATCAGCCGTCACGAACACACAAGGCTCCATCTCTAGTCAGGTGAGGGCTAATGCAAGTGCGGGGTTCTCGATTGTTACTTATACGGGGACAGGCGCTAACGCCACCGTGGGACATGGGTTGGGCGTGGCTCCGTCTTTTGTCATTGTGAAATCTAGAAGCAATACAACTGATTGGCAAGGCTATCACATTGCACTGGGACAAAATTACACCATTCAACTTCAATCGACCAGTGCCGCAATCAATGTCTCTAACTACTGGAATGGAGGCGTTTCGTCTACTACTTTTGGCATTAACGGCTCCTATGACGGCATCAACTTTAGTGGCTATACCTACGTCGCCTACTGCTTCGCCCCAGTAG